AGAATATAGAGATAATACAGCTCATACTTCATGGACGGCAGCTAACTTAGGAGATTTTAAAACTCAATTTATTGATAAATGGGACGCAGCTCATTTATCTGAATTACAATCTAATTGGGATGAAGATAATGCTGAGAGTGAAACTGAATCTGAAAAAATTACTAGATTAGGTGCAAGACCTACGTCTTATTCCTCATAGGAGAATAAATGGCAAATTATGAAGCTACAAGATATGATTACGACGGTGGTAATATCACCGGACTTGTAGGAATTCCAACGGCAACTATTATACCGTGGTCTTCTTCTTCAGTGCCAACAGGTTACTTAGAATGTAATGGTGCGAATGTTTCAAGATCAACTTACGCAACTTTATTTGCAGAAATAGGAACTACTTACGGTGCGGGAGATGGATCAAGTACTTTTGGTTTACCAAATTTACAAGACAACGTAGCACTTGGAAAATCTGGTACTAAAGCTTTAGCATCAACTGGAGGTGCAAACGCAACTGCAAACTCTGGAAATGTTGGTGGATCAACAGCTAATGCAACTTTATCAACAGCGCAACTTGCTTCTCACTCTCATGGTGGATTTCAACTTGGTCTGGCAGATTCCATGTCTACTCAATATTGGCAAAGATTTAGTCAACAACAAAGATCTCCTTCTAGCAATAGCACTGGTTCAGGTGGAGGTCACTCTCACAACATGAGTGCTACTTTTACAGGTGATTCAACGTCTGTTGTACAACCTTATTTAACAATAATTTATATTATAAAAACTTAGGGAGAAATGAACTGTGTCTAATTACGAAGCAACTAAATACGATTTCGACGCCGCAAATCTTACAGGCATTGAATTAATTCCTACTGCAACTATAGTGCCTTGGACTGCTGCTTCTATTCCAACAGGTTTCTTAGAGTGTAATGGTGCAAATGTTTCAAGATCAACTTACGCAACTTTATTTGCAGAAATAGGAACTACTTACGGTTCAGGCGATGGTTCAAGTACTTTTGGTTTACCAGATTTACAAGATAAATGTTGTATTTCAAAATCTGGTACTAAAGCTTTAGGATCAACTGGAGGCGCAAACACTGTAACCGCAACTGGAAATGTTGGTGGTTCTACAGCCAATGCAACATTATCTACGGCTCAACTTGCTTCTCACTCTCATGGATTAGGATCTGGAGGTGGTACACCTGGAGGTGGTAATAACGCTTTAGGATCTGCTCAATCAGGAATAGCTAATAGTAATTTATCAAGCACAGGATCTGGACAAGGTCACTCTCACAACATGAGTGCAAACTTTTCTGGTGATGCAACTTCAGTTTTACAACCTTATTTAACATTAATTTATATTATAAAAACGTAATTTAATGAAGCCACGCTACTATACTATAGCGTGTCCCTTTTTTAATTGGTGATATACCATGTGGATACATAAAATTACTTGGAAAAAATACGATAGATCCTTTATTTAATTTTAATCTTTTTATTTCTTTTTTCTGTTGATCTGTGAAAACTAAATCACCTCCTTCATAATCATTATTAAGGTTAATAATAACGCTAATTTGTCTTGGCCATTTCCACGAATCATCTGTATGAACATTGTATTTTCCTCCAGGTGGATACTTAAGTATATCTATTTGATTTATTTTTTTACTATCTACAAATGGAAATTTGACTTTGTAAAACATGTAAAGTCTTTCAATTTCTAATTTTATTAAATTAAAATAAAAAATATCAGTTTTATTATTAGATTTTAAAGTGTGTCCTTTAACGTTTCTTATATTAGTGTTTACACCCTCTTCGACTGTTAAATTTTTATTAGCTCTATTATCTATGAAAGGAATTATTTTTTTTATTAATTCAGGTTTTATGACTTTTTTTATTTCAACAATATATTCAGTATGATCCATTTTACCTTAACATCATCCAAGAAGTTAAAATATATTTTTCTCCAGATAAAGGAGGATTACCTCTATGTAGATATGGAAATCCAGCGGGCCAAATAACTATTCTTCCTTTTTTTGGTTTTACTCTTTTTGAAAAATGTAAAAATTCTGTTTCTCCACCCTCTTCAACATCATTTAAGTATATACTAAAAACAAAAGCTCTAGGTTCATTATCAAATCCTTTACCATGTTCAATATGCCAAACGTGATAACCTTCCGTAGGTAAGGTTTTTTGAATTTTTAAAGAAGTAAAATAAAAAGGAACTCCATAAGCATCATCAGCTCCTACATTTTTAACATAATGATTCCAAGCTAAATCAAAATTTAACATCATTGTTTTTAACTCTTCCCACCATACATTCATATTATTTGGTGCTGCAAAGTATTGTTGATCTTGTTTTTGTAAAACAGATGCTTTTTCAAAACCTATTCTATTAATAGTATTATTAAATTTATTTTGATCTTCAAATAATTTAATGGCTTTATCACATTCCTCTGAAAGAATGTAATTATCATAAATTCCTATAAAATTATCTATATTAACTGTTTTATCTTTCATTTAATTTTTTTTTATAGTCAAAATGTTTATGTGGAGAAATATTGAATATTAAACTATATCTGTTTTTTTCTTCTTGAGATGTATCAAATCCATGTAGTATGTGAGGTGGAAATATATAATAATCTCCTGGTTCAGGATTTATTTTTAAATTTAATTCAGGAAGTATTAAATCACATCCTTTTGTTAAATATAAGATTCCATGAAGAGAAGGGTGAATATGATAATCTAAACTATCTCCTTTTTTTATTTCATTGCCCCAAGCATTTTCAATAGTATTTTTTTCTAAAAAATGTTCAAATATGTCAGCATGAGTTGTTTGATGTTTATTAATAAGAAAAGTCATAAAATTAATAAAATTAGATTTATTTACAAAATAATTCCAATCCGTCATTCCACCTTTTACGTTTGTATAATTTTCCATTTTTGGATTTAAATTATTTTTTACATCCATCATAAAATTATGAATAAGATCAGGGTAAGGATAATGTCCAAATATAATATTTACTGTTCTTGGATAAGTAATAAATAAAGAATTTTTTTCTTCTGCTAATGGGTTATTTTTATTAAATAAACTAATCATTTTGCGACTTTCATTCTCTGTAAAACTAATATATAAAGCACTATATGCTACAAAAATTAAATTTCAAGCCTGGTTTTAACAAGATGGTCACAGATTCAGGAGCTGAATCTCAATGGGTAGATGGTGATTTTGTTAGATTTAGATATGGATTACCTGAAAAAATAGGTGGTTGGAATCAATTATCTATTGCAGGTGAAACTTTACCTGGAGCAGCACGTGCTCAACACACCTGGACATCTTTAGCTGGTGAAAGATATGCAGCTATTGGAACTTCACAAGGTTTATTTTTATATTACGGAGAACAGTTTTTTGACATTACACCATTAGATACAGCTATTACAGGATGCACATTAACAACTGTTAATGGCTCAAATGTTTTACAAGTTAATAAAGGCTCTCATGGTCTAGAAGTTGGAAGATATGTAACTTTATCTGGCGTAACTGTTACAGGTGCATCAGATTTTACAACAGCAGAATTAGAAAAAGCTTATGAAATTTTAACAGTTGCAACAGTAGATAAATTTACTGTGCAAGCTGTAAGAGCTGAAGGAGGAACAGGCATGACTGCAGCAGGTGCTGCAACTGTTAATCCTTACGTTGAAGTAGGTCCTGTTTTTCAAACACTGGGTTATGGTTGGAGCACATCAACATGGGGAGCTTCAACATGGGGAACTGAAAGAGCTACAAGTTCTGTAATCCTAGATCCAGGAAACTGGAGTCTTGATAACTATGGACAAGTTCTTGTTGCAACAATTAGAGATGGAGAAACTTTTACTTGGAATGCAGGAGCATCAAATGCTAGAACAATTAGAGCGTCTAAATCTACATCAGGTTTTTCAACTTCAGCTAACCCAACTGCATCAAGATTAACTCAAGTATCAGATAGGGATAGACATTTATTTCATTTTGGAACGGAAACAACTATTGGAGATTCTACGACTCAGGATCCAATGTTTATAAGATTTTCAAATCAAGAGGACTTAAATGATTATGCACCAACTGCAGTTAATACTGCAGGTACATTTAGATTAGATAAAGGAAATAGAATTGTTGGAGCAGTATCTGGTAAAGATTATACTTTAGTATTAACCGATAGCTCTGCTTATGTAATTCAATTTGTTGGTCCACCATTTACATTTAGTGTAAGACAAGTTGGTACTAACTGTGGATTGATTGGTCAACACGCATTAAGTTATTCTGATGGTAAAGTATTTTGGATG